GCTACAAGATCGATAGAGAAATACTTCGTGTAGAAGCAGGCGTAGATGTTGGTGAAGATTATAGTGTAGACTTTCTCGAACCAAATTATGCTCTCACACCTGACACGGAGATCGCATTATGGACATGGCGCTTTGAGCAGGGATTAGCATCTAAAATTGATTATTGGGATTATATGAATCCGGATGGCTCGAAAGATCAGCGTGAAGAGTTTATAGCAAGCCTAAACGAACAACCTCAAGAAGAAGACCAGCCAGTTAACCGCCTACTAAACAGACTACAAAATGGCGGCTCTTGATGATATTATTAAGTCATATGATGAGCAATTAGAGCAATCTAATCAAGAGTTTATCAGTGATGTTGAAGAACTTAGAAACGAGGGTATCAGTGCAACTGAGGTCTTATTGTTCCTTGCTGCACTTGATGTCACAAGTTATTTTACACAAGACCTGGGAATGTCCAATGCGATCAACTCTTATATGGGTGGAACAACATCTGTGTTGGATGAATTACCTTTTTTTGGTAGGATGTCTGAAGAGCATCTTCTTGCGCTTCAAAATATTCAAAAATCAAACATTGTTGGCGTTACAAATAAAATTGGTGAGTCTGTTCGTATGAGTATTGCGCAAGGTGTTAGTAATAATCTTGATCGCAATACTATTGGAGATTTGATCAGGCGTAATCTTGGTAGAGATATGCCAAGAATAGATACAATTATTACTAGCTCAATTGGCGTGTATCAGCAAAGCGTCATTGGTGCAATGGCAGAAGACCTACCTGAAGATACCTTATGGCGCTATGATGGCCCTAGAGATGAAAAGAACAGGCCATTATGTAGAGAATACTTAAACAAACAACCACTAACACAAGAGCAAATAACATCTATTGATCCGAATGGGTATTATGATCGTGGTGGGTATAACTGTAGGCACTTATGGCTTCCGGTGGATTAAATCTTAAAAAGATACGCAATCTAAAGAAACTATTAGAGTTTCAACAGCGCGATATTGACGAGTTTGGTAAAAAACTAGCAGATACGCACGTAAAACAGATTTCTGCTGGATTAGATGCGGATGGCAAAGCATTTCCTGATTATACGTCAGGGTATGCAGTGCGCAAAGGTCAGGGCAAGTATAAAGGGCAAGTATCTAGGCAAGTCAAGCCACCAAATCTCACTTTAACTGGTGCAATGTTAAAAAGCTTTAAATATATACGTGGTGAGGGTGGGAAAGCAGAATTAGAGATTGATTATGGTATTGAGGATGCAGAACAAGCAAAGAAGCTTATTGACAATCAAAAAGGCTTTTTTAAGGTTGCAAGTGGCAAGATAAAGCGTAGACCTGATAAGAAGCGTGTAGTCGCTCGGCCTAATAAAGTAGGGCCAATGGTTGAAAGTTTAATTGCTGCGATGTTTGCTAGCATAATTGCACGCAACATTACAAGAATTTTGAAACGCCAAACGGTGATAACCTATGAAATATAGGAGACAGTATGTCTGAAGATAATGTGCAGAAAGCACCTGGTAATGAATCATCACCAACGAAAGATGATCAAGGAGTAGCGACTCAACAAGCGCAGGATCAATCCCAACAAGGCGAGGTTGGAACATTGATAGCAGATGCAAAAAAATATCGCCAAAGAGCGCAGAAAGTTGAATCTGAACTTGCTGAATTAAAGCAAAAACTTGAAACGCAGCGCCAAGCTGAATTAGAAAAACAGCAGGAATGGCAAACGCTTGCAGAAGAGCGTGCGAATCGAATTGCGGAGCTTGAGCCAGTTGTGGAGCAAGCACAGAAGCAAGAAACGCAAATGCGTGAACAGATACTTTCTGAGTTTAATGAAGAAGACCGTGAAACATTTGGAGATTTGCCATTGAGCAAGCTTCAGGCGTTACATGGTAAAATTGTTAATACGCCGAAAATACCTATAGCTAATAACCCAGCAGTTCCAGTAAATGAATTGCCAGGTGATTGGTCACAAATGAATGCTGAAGACCGTCGAAAAAATTGGAAAAAAGTGCTTTCAGGGTATACCTCGGTAAGAAAATAAATAAGGAGTAAAAATGGCTTTCACAGATCCATTTGACGTAAATGTCCACTCAGGTGGTACTGGTGCTGTAACACCAAATATTGCAGATCAGTTTATACCTGAAGTTTGGGGGCAAGCTATATTAGAAGCTTTCCAACAAAAAATAATGATGAAAAATGTCGGTATCGACTTGTCACCTGAAGTGGCAAATCAAGGCGATAAGATTCATCTACCACACATTGGTGTACCAGCACTTAGTGCTTACACTCAAGGTAGTGAGATTGCTGCTGATGTTACCAGTGCAAGTAGTATGACAAGTGATGAGACTTCTTTAACAGTATCTGAATACAATGTAGCATCTGCTTACATTCCAGACATTGTTGAAGTCCAATCAAATTATGACCTCATGGAAATTTATGCAAAACAGTTAGCATATTCTTGTGCTAGAGGTTTTGATAATTTCTTGCATTACCAAGTTGCTAATAACTTGCATGGCTTACTTTCAAGTAATACTGGTGCTGTTGGTGCAGATGCTAATACTTCAATGCATGTTGTAACTACTGGTTCAACTCTTTCTCAGGCAAATCTAACATCATTGATGGGATTGATCTTGGGTGAAACTGGTGATACTACTGGTTGGAACTTGGTATTGTCTCCAGATATGTATGCAAGTCTAAACTCGCTTACTAGCTATTCTGAGGGTACTCAAGCAACATTAGGTGCTGAGTTTGGAAAAACTGGTAATGCTGGTGCTATTCTTGGTATGCCTGTTTGGATTGCTCAGTCTCCTTACATGGGTTCTGCCTCTGGTGGAGCTGCTGTAAGTGCTGATGCTACTAAAGGTATCAAAGCAGTAGCTGACCTTGATGATTCAGGTAGTGAAAACGATGATATTGTATATGGATATGCAATTCACGAATCTGCTCTATACTTTGCTTTCTCTAAGGAAGCTAAGATGCAGGCTTCTTATAGACACTCTTACCTATCTACACTCGTAACTTGCGAGTCTGTATATGGTGGTGCTGTTAGAAATGCTGATGCAGATGGCGAAAGAAGAATATTCGCTTTAGTAGATTACGAAGCTTAATAGTAATCAATCAATCTTGGGGGGAGTTTATTCTCCCCTCAAGCAACCAAGATGCCCATGAGACAGCCAAGCTCGGTAAGGCATCATAACTCAGGAGAAAAAATATGGCAGACTTACGCAAATACTCAGTAAATGAATCGAACAACATTGGACTAGGACAAGCTGGTTGTTTATTTGAAGATGGCACAACTGCTATCTCAGGCAAGAAGATCATTGCCATTCAATTCATTGCTGACTCAACATTTACAACATTAACACCTGAAAGTTCTTCATATGTAGGTACATCAGGTGGAAACGGAGATGCAATAGACACATCTAATTCATTTCCTGCTGGAGTAGTAATTTTTGGTAGATGGACTGCTTTTACATTAGCTAGTGGTTCAGTTATAGCTTACTTAGGATAAGCCAATGCTAGGATTAGGCAACATCCTTACAAAAGGTGGGGCATTACTTGGCTTTCCCAACAAATACTCATTTTCATTCGATGGTAATGATAATTATTTAGATATATCCACACCTCAAGGAATAGTCAATTATGGTGTACTTGAGCCAAATGGAATAACATTTTCTGCTTGGGTAAACACAAGTGTTACAAGTGGTTCTGCTTTTGCCGTTGTAGGGCAGGGAAATAGTACAGGCAATGGCTCTTATCTAAATGGTGGTTTGTATATAAATAACAATAAATTGGCAATGACTTTATATAAAAACTCAAGCTATAATGAAACAATCGGCTCAATAACTCTTTCTGCGGGTACTTGGTATCATGTATGTGGTGTTTATACTGGTGAGAGTGGCGATGATAAAATAAAACTATATGTTAATGGCTCTTTAGATACATCATCATCTGCTCTAACAGGCAATGGTTTAGGTGGTGCAGAAACAAGTGCTGTTGCGTTTATTGGTAGAAATGTAAATAACACTAATAGGCAATATTTTAATGGTAGCATTGACGAAGTAGGCATCTGGGATACTGCCTTAGATGCAACTGCGATTGGTAAGATTTCAAGTAAGGTAGTTGACCTAACAAAGCACTCAGCATCCAACCTTAAACTTTGGATTAGGTCTGGGGATAAGGTACTACCAGAAGAAGATACCTCAATCGCCAGAAGTGATTTCTATACTGCATTTGATGGTGGAAGTGAAGTGGTTTCAATATCTAATACTGTAGCACCAACCGAGGCAATTACTGTATCTGCTTGGGTAAACTTTACATCTCTTGAGGATTATGATTTAGTTGTTGGTAATACAGACACAGGTAGTAATGGGTGGAGATTAGCTATGGATAATGCAGATAATATTATATTTGCAATTAATTCATGGGGTTCTAATCACGCTGAAACACCAATGAGTTCTACAGGAGTGTGGCATCACTTAGTAGGTACTTACGATAAGAGCAATATAAAGATTTATTTAAATGGTGAACTTAAAGGTACAGACGCTTATACTGATTCTATAACCTACTCAAGCAATGTGTTTCAAATCGGTGGAGCAAGTGGGTGGAGTAACTTAACAGGCTCTATAAGTTCGGTAGGAGTTTACAAAACAGCACTCGATGCTCAAACTATAAAACAACTAAGTAAGAGTCGATTCTTGCCACAAAGACAAGCAATGTTTTCTGTGGTGGATTTTGATGGTAGTGATGATTATATCGCAATATCAAATAATTCAGCATTAAGTTTTGGCACTAATGCTCACACTATATCTGCTTGGGCAAAAATAGATGCTTTAGCAAATTATAAAACTATAATATCAAAAAGAGAGGCAGGTGGAACTGCTACTGATTATAATTTAAGTGTTGGTTCAAATGGGGAAGTATATACATATAATGGAAGTGCTACAGCACAAAGTGCAAATTCTGTAATAAGTACAGGCACTTGGTATCATTATGCTTTGGTTTATAGTGGAAGTGCTTATCAATTATATATTAATGGTAGTGCAGTAGCATGGGCATCTGGAACTACAACGAGTGGAGCATCTAACTCACATGATATAGGTATAGGATGGGATAGGTCTGGTAATTATTGGGATGGTGCTATAAGTTCAGTTTCTTTGTACAATGTAGCCAAATCAGCAGATGAAGTTTACGCTCAATACCAAAAAGGTATTACACATAACCCAAGTGCTGATACAGGATTAGTAGGACTATGGAGAATGGGCGATGACACATCTGCATCTTATCCTACCATAGCAGATTCAAGTTCTAACTCAAACGATGGTACAATGACCTCAATGGCATCAGATGATATTCAACAACAGGCTGTTGCCATGTATGACATGGGTTCTTACGATAATAGCACAGAAGAGTTGGGTGGAGAGTTAAACCCAAATCCTACTTTTTCAAACTTTACTGGTGATGTTCCAGATGGTTGGACAGTATCAGGTGATGACGATTCTGGTAATAATATATCTCAAGGTTCTGGAGGTGGTTTAAGGATACAATCAGATGGTGGTGCAATCTATGCTCAATTAGCTGATGTTACTAATGTAGGCAAGGTATATAAATATTCTATCACTTTAGCAAATTTAATCGATGATGATTTTAATTTTAATAATTCAGGCACTACTTTTTTTACAGCAAATGGAAGTTCAGTAGGAACACATACAGGCTATTTTACAGCAGTATCTACATTTATAAGAATAATAAGACTTGGAAGTTGTGATGGAGAAGTAACTGCTTTTTCTCTCAAAGAAGTCCTACAATCAGACCTAAGTGATACTTATCCCTCTATAATTGATGTGGCTAACCCCACTTTAGGAGCAGAATTATGGGATGCAGATGCAAGTACATTTGATAGTGGAACACACTCGTGGGTTGCTTATGGAAATAATACTATCACTAATGATTCTGGTGCTTTAAAAATAACTTATGTTGATAATGCACGAGGTGCTTATATATACCTTAACAAAGACTTCAATGGTGATTTATCTACAAATTTAACTGTTGGAGCAACATATAAGATTACACTTGATGCAAAGGTAAATAGTGGTTCATCAGTTACTATTAATATAACAGAAGGTGCTATTGCAACTACAACTGCTACTGTAACAGAAACAACTTTTACTAAAAAAATAATTTATTTTACTGCAACGAGTACACTCTTGAATTATCTACTTGCACAAGGTATGAGTTCAGGTGAAATAGTTTATATAGATAATATTTCAATGAAAGAAGTACAAGGCAATGTCGGCACAATGACCTCGATGGCTACAGACAACTTAACTTATTCATCAGTTCTGCCAGATCAATCCTTTTTAGCAACAGGAAACTCAAGTCCATATAACTTTTTAGATTTGGATGGAACAGATGCAAAAGTAACTTTATCAAGTCAACAATCTTTAACAGGAGATTTTACTATAAGTGGGTGGATGAATAGAGCAAATGAAGATTTAAAAGTATTTTTTAGTGATTCTAATTCTGGTACTAAATTAAATTACTTATTTATAACTGAAACTACAAAAAATTTGGGAATCGACTTTCAAGGTCTAACTCTTATCGAATTTTCAAATTCTAACCCACCACATAGTGAGTGGTTTCATTTTGCAATTACAAGAAACGCAAAAATATTTAAATGTTATGTCAATGGCTCTTTAACAGATACAGAGGATAAATCTTCAGCAGGTGCTTATGACCAAACTTGGACATATAATCAGATAGGAACATATTTCTCTGGTAGTTATTGGATCGATGCCAGTTTTTCTAATTTTGCTATACATAATAAGGAATTAATTGCATCAGAAATATCAGCAATCCATACAGCAGGAAGGCACACAAACCTATTAGATAGCTATAGTGATAATCTAAAAAATTACTATGCTTTTGGAGCATTAGATAGTAAAACAGGTCTTGCAGACACAGATAGCACTATATACGATAGAAGTGGTAATAGCGTACATGGTACAACTTCTGGTAGTGCCACAGGAGACTTAAAATCACCACCAAACGCTACTCCAAGTAGTGGTTATAGTAAAGGTGATACCAATAGAAGTACAGATGTTAAATAAAAGGAAAATAATATGAGTGAAGTAACAAATAGATGGTCTGATGACTATAGTGGTCGTTGGGCAGGTAGGGCATATATGATAGTGCCTGTAGCTGATATTGATTCAGCAGATGCTCCAACAGACTCAAATACAGTCGCACAGATAAAAACATGGATGGATAGTTATGGTTATGATTATACAGGCTCTATGAGCAAATCAGAGCTATTAGAAGCTATTCCTGTGTCGAATGCGTTAATAGATAATGCGATACAATCTGGTAAAGAAACATTGCGTAAGAATAATGGTGATGATGGAGATAGTTCTAAAGCACTATTAAAGTTTGCTTGTGATAATGATACAGATAATGATCCAGATGTATTTAGTGCTTACGACAAATTTTCACACAACCAGATAATGACTACATTGGCTGGTAGTGAGTGGACTACAGAGATTGAATAATAAAAAAGAAATATGGTTATGGATGAGCTACGTTGGCTTTTTGCTATGTATCCTGGTCTTAATTACTTTAGTATGTAGCTGTGAGGGTGGTTGGTCAGTTGCTGGATGGGAGATATGAGTGAAAAAGGTGCAAGGTCGTATACTGGAAAAATTACCGATGGAGATACGCTTTCTTTTCGTGTCAATTTGCGTTGGATGTTCAATTCTGCTTTTTTATTGCTATCAATTTTTGGCGCTGCATATAGTGTTAAACAAAAAATTGACGATACTGCAAGAAGAGTGGAAGAGCTTGAGCAACGAGTTGCTGACCTCAAATCAATACATGATGCTGAGATGAAAGAGATAGAAGCATGGTACAAAAAGTCACTAGATATAAATCCATTAAACATTTTTGGAAAGCAGAAGCGTAAATAATGCCACAAATCCCATTTAAATGTATCTATTGCGGAAAACCAGTATCACAAGCATTTAATGGAATATGTAAACAATGCGAGGAAGAAGAATGACTGAATTAGCGGACTTATACCTACAATTAGGAAGTGCAGGTTTTATTGCACTTTTATTTGGGTTTATGATATACAACTTAATACAATCACAAAAAGAACAAAGTGATGATCTTGAAGAAATAAAGCAATCCATTCATAAAATGGAGTCTGTACAGGATTCAGCGATGCAAGTCAATATTAAGTTGATTGACAGAACTAATAAGTCTGATGAAAAAAGAGAAGAGTTTTGGAGACAGCTTTCTGATGACCTTGCTTATTTAAAAGGCCGTATTAATGGAAACGCAAAATGAGTGTAGATAAACCCATATCAGATAGCAGCTCATTAAGCATTTCTTTACCCATGATAATACAAGCAGTTACGTTTGTTGTTATGCTTGTGTGGGGATATAGTCAATTAAATGCAAGAATATCTTTTTTAGAATATCAAGTAGCAATGAATGAATCTCATATTACAGATATAGAAGAAGATGCTGAAGCAAATCAAGATGCTGAAATACCAGCAGATATAAAACAAAACCAAAGAATTGAATATCTTGAGAGAGAAGTAGAAAGGCTACGCAATTAATGAAGCTTAATACAAACATATCCATTGAGAATATGATTACAGTAGTAGTGCTTATTGCTTCAATGACACTTGCATTTGGCTTTATGAAAGCAGATGTAAGCTCTATACAAAAAGAATTAGAAAGCAAGTTAGATAAACGTGATTACAAAGCAGATAGAAATCTACTTGTATATAAAATTGATGTTATGATGCAAGATATTGCAGAGATCAAACAAATACTAAAAGAAAGGCAATAAGATGAAGAAACTGATTAAGATGTTCAAAGACATACTAAATGGTCTTGTTAAATCTCAGGTTAAGGTACTACAAAGTGAAGCTTTTGAAAACCAACTGGCAAACACTATCGCTGCGAAGATACCTGATGTTCCAGGTTTTGGCGATGCACAGCAAAAGATGGTAGCAAAAATGGCGATTGACATGTGTACTGATAAATTAGCAGAGGCAGTCAATTTAGAAGCTGACTGATCAATGCTCGATAGTTCGCAAATGCAACAGCTAGTCAAGGAAACGCTTGAGCGGATTGGTCTTGCTAGTCCAAAAGCAAACTCTTTTGTCTATCATATTGGCCTTGTAGAGTCTAAGTATAAATTCTTATATCAAGTGGGTGGTTCTCATATTGCTCGTGGACTCTACCAGTGCGAACCGTGGGTAGCTGTTGATATTTGCAAAAACTATCTTAAATATCGTGAACAATTAATGAAAGATGTCGCATCAGCGTGTTACCTGGATTGGAAATATTTCACAGCTCCGAACGAACATGATTGGCGTGACATCCTTACATATAACATTGCTGCACAAATTGTCATGTGTCGGTTGCATTTGCGTCGTATACCAAAGCGCCTACCTCGCAATATTGAGGAACAAGCACAACAATGGAAAAAGTTCTACAATACTGCAAAAGGCAAAGGCACTGTAGACCATTTTATGAAAGTAGTAGAAGCATATGGATAATGAAGTACAAAAAATAGAAAATATTATTGAAGTAATGTGCCAGTTAAAAGAATTAGAAAAACAACTACGCCGTGATTACAATGGTCATAGTGAGTTGCTTACCCTTATCCTTGCTTTAATTGCAACAGCAGAGATACCCAATGTCACATTGCTTCCTAACATTGAGGAAATGGCAAGAGCATGAGCAGTATATATACAGCATTCTGTAATAACACAACTGACCTACAAAGTGTCGTAAATGATATTGATAGGTATGATCGCAAAAGAGTGCTTCCTGGGAACTTTGTACGCTCTAATTCAGATTCAAGTGATCCTGAGTATCATCTATATCATTTGCATAATAGTGGGGATGTGAGTGGGCAGTTCTATTTAGATGGCAAAGAAATGACTAAAGTGTCTGATGGCCCTAACGCAGTTGGAGAATATCGCTATACGGCCTCTACAGATTTATTAGAATACTATGATAATGGTACAACACCAAGCGCATTAAACTCAAGCGTACTAGAAGCAGGACAGGATTGGGATAATTTGAAAAGCACCGTATGCAAAGAACAAGCAGACTTAATGCGCAGTTATTTAGATAGACCAATTTATAAACGTGCAAATACCACATATCAAGGCGCAAGCGAGCGTAATTATGATTTTATAATTGTTCGCATTAATGCAATCCTCGCCTGCGCCGACCTGGTTAGAGGTCACGATCCTGAGAAAGCTCAAATCATTGAAGAGATGGCTACGAATCCTGATGGCACAGGCTTATTAGATAAGCTCAAACGCCGTGAATATGTAATGTCTAATGAGACTTCATTCGCATCAGAAAAAGGTGTTATACAAGAGATTAGCTTGCATAATTCTACGACAGGGTATTTAGAGGACATTAAACTTCATGGGCCACCTAATGTGGATTATGACGAAGTACGTGTGGTTATTTCAACTGGTGGTACATTTGCATTAGGCACTACCAGTCCAGTCAAATATGATGTATATGTAAAGAATAGTAATGGTATTCGCATGAATAAAGTTGTGAATGCCGAGCAAGTAAATGGTGATTATCAAGTTTTAGCGTATGGTGCTAGGATTCGGTTTCAAGCAGGCGTTTACGTTGCTGCTGATGAGTGGTCTATCATCTTTCAAAGTGACGAACTGCCAGTAGGTACAATTAAATCAGGACAAGTCTATAGATAAATCATGCCAAAAGGTTATGGAACATACGGAAGTAAGCGTGGCAGACCGCCAAAGAAAAAGAAAAGCAAAATGAAGAAGCGTAAAGCAGTGTCATCTAAACGTCGTTAATATAGATGGCTATTACATTTACAAATGTCATCTACGATCAGGTTATTGAATCGTTCAACACATTGCTAGCAGATGAATTTTCTTTGCCAGTTTATTATGATGAGCATTCAGGTAACCAAAGTTTTTTGATAACGCCAGTTTCCGATGAACTTGATGAGCTATTAACAACAGCACAAGTAAGGAACTATACTGTGAACATTAGTTACCAAGTAGATATTGCTGGTGACTATAATAAACTCAGTATAAAACAAGTTTCGCAGATTGCAGAGCGCGTAAAAAGGCTCATATACAATAATCGAAACTATACTGTATCAGGTTCTAAGAAATTCAATAATGCAACGGTGGACACTATTGAGTACATACGTGACGAAGATAATCCAGACCTTGTATCGGCAACTATGAATATAACAGTATCAGTAATGGAAGTGATATAATGAAATATAAAGCAAAAGAAAGTTATAAGAAACTTGATGACAGCAAGAATTTTAATGCATTTTCTAGTTCTTCAAAGCATCAGCGTTTAATGGCAGGTGATGTTGTGAAGATCACAGACGTACCAAAAGATTTAAAAGCACATTTAGAAAGTGCAGAACCAAAAACAAAAAAGGAAAGTAAATAATGGCCGAGACTAATTTTCAACCCAAAAGCAGTATAGAAGTCGGAATTGGCAATGGTTCTGCTAACTTAGGTACTGCACATGCTAATAGTGACACATGGAATTTTCTACAAGTTACAGACTTTACATTTGACCAATCTTCTGCTCCCATAGAAGTTGCACCAAGCAAGAATAGCTTACTTGGTCAATTAGAGAGCCAGGGGCATCACAGACGTGACAACATTATGTATGAAGCAACATTAACAATGCGAGGTACGCCCACAGCAGTATTAAAATCATGTCTTGCTTTATTTGGTGATGGTGCTAGTGAAGCATCTTTAACTCCAGGATCAAACACCAATAATAATAGTGGTGGAAAAATGATACATGGTGCTGCGAATGTAAATGCAGTGACATTGTTATTTGAAAATGCTGGTTCTGATGCTACCAACATCGATGTTTCAATGCCTGGATGTTTTGCTACATCAATGACAATGCGTCAGGATGTCGGTACAAATGGTGGAGAGATGGTTGTAGAAACAAGCTTTGTATCTGGCTATCAGCCAGTTGAAAGTGCTTTTGCTGCACCAAATTCTAAAACACTAGATGCAGACGCACCAAAGAATATTTTTGATATTGCTACTAGCACACTCGATGCTGAAGCATTGGTATTAAATAGCTGGGAAATTACAATATCAAGAGAGCTAGCAAGGATTGGCTTTCAAGATTCTACTAATTACCAACCATTTGGATATGCGCAGATTGGGCCTTATGAGGTCACAGGGCAATTAGTGGCCAAGCGTGATGATAGTGTGCATGACTTTGCAGCTCACG